TTGCTGAAGAAGGCAATTGTAGAAAGGGGTTTTAAATACAGTTTTAAGGCATGGAAGGATATGGACGGGAAACTGTGGATCATAGATGCCCATCGCAGGAAGCAAGCCCTTAAAATGCTCCAGTCTGATGGGTATTACATTGCCCCGATCCCTTATGAAATAATACATGCCGAAACAAAGAAAGAAGCCATCGAGGAGATTGCCTTTGTAAACTCTCAGTACTCGGATATAAACCCGGATACTGAACTGTTCAAAAAGTATGAAATTAACTTAAGCGATCTGCCTATTTCCATGAAGGAGTTTAATATCAGTTTTGGGGACGGCTCTGGTAGTTCTGGTGATCCCAAGGAAGAAAAAACTGAACAGAAAGATGTTATTTATAAATTTCATATTTACTTTTCCCTGGAATCTGATAATACTTTTATCAATTCAATCATAAAGAAATTGATAGCCATAATGTTAAAAAATAGCCTTAATTTTAAGATATTAAACAACAATGATATCGAAATAGACCCTGAAAACATTACAAAAAATGTTGAACAATAACGATAAGCAGATACTTTTTGCCGGTATCCAAAATGGGATAGGGTTCACTAGGTCTTGTTATCTTATAAATAAATCACCAAGGGACATATCTAGGTTTATTAAAGAGAACCCTGAAGTTTATAAAAGTGTCCTTGAATCTCACCAACGATATAAGCACTATCTACTTTCACTTGCAAATGATATGGCAAATAAAAAGAATGTAACCGGTTGGCTAAACCAGGTCAGAAAATTGAAAGACGCCCCTGATAAAATTTATCTTTGGGAAGATTATTGTAAAAAGGATCAGGCTGATAAAAATAAAATAATCAGGGCACACCATATTATTAAGGATGAGCAAGAAACAGCTACGGCATGCGGTTTTGAATATGAGGAATTTGTGGATTTCATAACAGCGGACAATGAGTTGGATATTTATTTTTCAAACCCATTGTTAAAATAAAAAAATATATATATCTTTATGTAAATTAATAATTTGTGTCAAAAAATTGAACTATAAATCAAAATATCACCGTTGGAATCAATCAGATAGGGATATAATTAAAAAGAACTATCTCACAAAAACAAACGGTGAAATAGCTAAAATATTAGATCGCACCCCAGAGTCAGTTAGAAAAGAATTTGAAAAGCTCAAATTAAAACGTCCAACAAAATCACAAGAACAGAAACAACCAAAAAAACTTGGCCGAAAACCAAGGAAAAAGAATGTGTTTGATGCAATCCAGAACGGGATAAACGAGAGAAAACGTATTGAAAAAGAGATTAAAAGGGAGGAACATAGGAGAAAGAAGTTACTTCAAGAAGCAATGTGGGCAGCTAATTTCGTATCTAAAGAAAGCCAAAAGCAAAAAATAAAATCCCCTGATACCAGAAACATGGTTTCTGTTCGTGTAGATAACAAAACAGTTTTTTTCTTCAACCCATCTGCATCTCATGAAAAGATCGAAAACCGTATATCAGCTTACAAAGAAAAATGGTGCAAATAATAACATTCCATATATATAGACCCTTGATTGGGCATCCTTCTGGTGAGGAGTTTCGCCGTGTACAGTTGGGATAAACGGCATTAATTTGTATGAGAAAAACCCCAATAGATCATACATCTGCGAAGTGGCCCAACCCCAGGAAGGAATAAGTAAAACAGATAGGGGTAAGCTGGGCAAATAACCCAGCTTTTTTATTTTAAATTCCCCGAAAAACTTTTGATAATTGTGAAACATTTATTATCTTAGATGCGTAAAAGAAAATATAAGCAACAATAAAAAGCCAAAAAATTATGAAAACATTAGAAGAAATGAGACAAGCTGTTAAAACTAAAGAAGCAAAGATTTTAACTATAGATTTAGCCAATAAATTAAAAGGTAAAAAAATAAGAACTATTTATTTTGGTTATAAAGGTCAGGACGGTATTGATGAATTTATCATAGGAGATATTAAGCGTGAAATTTATGCAAGTGGAAAAGAAGGCAAACTTTGTTTATTTACTTCTGATGGCCGTAATACTTATATACGTGCACATAAAGAAAATAATGGTGATTTTACATGTTCAGATAGTGATAGATTTGTTTATTTCATTGAATTATGAAAATTAAAGTTATTTCAGTACGCCTTTTAAGCCTTGTCAAAATATCCGACAAGGCTTATAAAGCTACTGCATTTAATGGTTCAACTGCAATTATTCCAATATCGCATGTTTTTGGATGTGATTATGATGTACAAAAATCAGAAGCTTATTGGATAAGTGCATGGATACTTGAAAAAAAAGAGCTACAATATTCTAATAAAAAAACTGCTTGGTTAGATAAGGATACAGGTAGAATTTTGCATAACATTCAATACGAACATCATATTCCAAATAAGGTTGATAAAATTAAAATAGAGCATGACGAAAGCCTTTTTAAATAGCCAGGTAAAAGCAATTGATAAACTTAACAGTGTCAAATGCGGTGCTTTGTTTATGGAGGCTGGTACTGGAAAGACACGCTCTGCATTGGAACTTATTCGAAACACAGATGCTGATTATGTTTTATGGTTCACCCCATTTCAGACAAAAAAAAACCTGCAGGCGGAAATAAACAAATGGGGGGGCATGGATTGTGATATAGTTGGAATAGAAAGTATCCAGAACAGCGATAGGATTTATCTTGAAAATTACAGGAAAGTTGAAAAAGCAAAAAGGGCATTTATTGTTTGTGATGAAAGCCTAAAAATAAAAAATGCCGATTCCATTAGGACACAAAGGTTAATAGAATTGTCAAAAATGTCCGAATATAGGCTTATATTAAACGGGACACCGCTTTCAAGTAATTTACTTGATCTATGGTCCCAGATGCAATTTTTGAGCCCTAAAATAATGAATATGGATATTGCGGAATTTAAAAACACTTTCTGCGAATACATAAAAATAACTTACTATTCTACAGGATATAGCAGATCATATTCAAAGGAATTCATAAATAAATATCATAATATTTATTATCTCTATTCAATGATTGAACCTTTTATTTTTGAAAGTAAACTATCATTGAGTATCGGGCAGCAAAACATTGATCTGAATTATTTACTTACCGAAGAAGAAATAAATCAGCATGATGTGCTGAAAGAAAAATATCTTGATAAAGAATACTTGATTGCCAACAACAACAATATATTTCTTGAAATCACCCAAAAAATGCAGCATAATTATTCTTTAAGCCCAGAAAAATTTACTATTATAGATAAGATTTTATCCGGCATAGATCATTCAAAAGTTTTAATTTACGCAAAGTATATTGATACCCAGGAAGCTTTAAGGAAATATTATAATGACATAAGGATAATGAGCCTTCAGAAGCATTCTTTTGGCCTTAACCTTCAGGATTATAACATCATAATATTTTGGGATAAGACTTGGGATTATGCCCAACGTGAACAAATTGAACGCAGGATTTACCGTGAAGGGCAAAAGAATGATTGTGTCTATTATGACCTTACCGGTAATGTAGGGCTGGAATCAATGATAAACCAAAATATTGAACGCAAAAGGACTTTGCTTGATATATTTAGTGAAAAAACAATGGAACAATTAAAAAAAGAATTATGAAAGAAACTTTTAAAAGCCCTGTTTATAATGTGATAGCCGTACCAATTGACAAAATTGAGGCTAATGATTATAACCCAAACCACGTGGCAAAACGGGAAATGGATTTGCTTTACCAAAGCATTAAATGTGACGGGTATACCATGCCTGTTGTTTGTTTTTATGATAAAGACAGGGACAAATATATCCTTGTGGACGGTTATCATAGGCATTTGGTAATGTTAAGGCATAAGGATATCTATGATCGTGAAAACGGTATGTTGCCGGTATCCGTAATTGAAAAGGATATAAGCGACAGGATGGCATCAACAGTGAGACATAACCGGGCAAGGGGAAAGCATGAGGTCGAATTACAGGCTTCCTTGGTTGCAATGCTAAAAGCGGGATGGGATGAACTCAAGATAATGAAAGAACTCGGTATGACACTTGAAGAGGTTCAGCGACTCATCGGATTGCGTGGCATCGCATCGGAAATAAAAGGGGTCCCTTATTCGATTGAAAGGCAGATTGTGGAAGCCGGGGAAGATGTTAAACCTGAAGATTAATAATTATGGGACGTACATCAATAAGGGGAACTGAAAACGTTCTTGAAGCTACTAAAAAAAGGATATCCTTCCTATTCGACAATTATGATAATATTTCATTATCGTTTTCTGGGGGAAAAGATAGTACAGCATTGTTTCATTTGGTAAATGAGGAAGCAAAAAAAAGGGACAGAAAATTTATTCTTTATTTTCAGGATCAAGAAGCTGAATACCAAGGAACTATTGATATAATGGAATGGGCTATGAGACAGGCCAATGTTATCCCATTATGGTACCAGGTCCCAATATTTATGACAAATGCGGCCAGTCACCAACAATTATTTTTATGGGCATGGGGAGAAGGCGAAAAGTGGATAAGGGAAAAAAATCCAATTGCAATTCATTCAATTGAAAACAAATATCCAAAAAGGTTTTACAAATTCAATTTATGGGTATCACAGCAATTGAGAAAAAGAAAAGGTAAATGCGTTTCAATAATTGGATTGAGGGCAGAAGAAAGCCCGGATCGTAGGTTTGTTATGTTCGGTGAGAATAGTGAATTATTCTGGCTACGAAGAAAAGTGAAACCGGACAAAGCTTACCCAATTATTGACTGGAAATATAAGGATGTTTGGAAATATATTATAGAGGGGAATTTCAGATATAACAAGATTTATGATAAAATGTATATGTTGGGAGGAAATTTGAGATATTTCAGGGTTTCAAACCTTGTACATGAAAAAGCATTTAGATGCCTTACCGATTTACAGGAACTTGAGCCTGAAACTTATGACAAACTTGAAGAAAGGCTTCAAGGTGTACATACAGCGGCCATGTATGGAAAGGAAAATTTAATATATTCAATAAAGGAATTACCGAAACAATTTAGGACATGGAAGGAATATAAGGAATTTCTATTATCGTCAATACACCCTGATTTAAAAAGATTATTTGAATATCAATGGAGCCGGTTTGGTGATACGGATGATGTTGGGGCGTGTAAATATATGGTAAAAAGAATACTCCTATGTGATTGGGAAGGAAATATAACATGGAAAAGGGATTTTGAATTTAATTATAGCAAGGATCAGATACTTTATAAAAACAAGTTGAAGAGAGAAGATGAAATAATAAAAAAATGGATGAAAACATTATAACTAAAAATAAATTATAAAACCCCCAAAAAACTTTTGATATTTATGAAACATTTTATATCTTAGTATCGTAAAAGAAAATATAAGCAACAATTTAAAGCCAATAAGATGAAAAGATTTGAACAAAGAGCAGAAGAAAGAAAAGAGCGGATGAACATTCTATTCGAAGAGGTTGAAGCTATTAACAGCTTTATTAAGGCTGAGACAAAAAAATTTGATATGCTTATTAAGCAATCTGAACAAACAAGGCTGGCAATACTGCAAAAAACTGGAGAACTTGAGCTTTTTCAAGACACAAATGAACACGAAACAGAAATTCTCGAAACCCTTGAAAAAGAAGAAAACTTTGAAGAAAAATTATTATTATATCTAAAATAATAAAAATGAACTACATCGAACTATACAAAAAAATGGTTCCTAAATTAGGAATAGTAGAACTAATTAGGCAGAAAAAATCATTTGAAAATGACATTAAATCGCCTGGGTTTTCCTCATCAAAGGAAGCCATTATTTTGGACATTATTTATAAACGATTAGAAGAAATATCATGACCACAGAACAATTAGATCAGGGTATAGCTGATATTAACAATTTAATGTTAATATCAAATTCAATTGAAACAGCAAAAAAGCTGTTAATAAGGAATGAAGAATTAACAAAAAAAATTAAATCATGTTGTTGCTTGCTTTATTTTTAATTTGCACGTGCATTCTGATAATATTAATCATGAAAGCACCAGAAATAAAAGAAAATTAACCTGCCAGTTTCCGCTAATTATGGCGGTGCCCCTGATCCTTTCGAGGACAGGGGTTTTGGCAGTAGAAACACATAAAAATAATAACATGGGAATATCTATAAATTTTAATATTAACGATGAAATCTTTACAATAAAAGATTTTAAAATAGTAATTGGTTTTATAAAAGAAACCGATGTAAAAATTGATAAATTTGGAAATACTACTATTAGGCATTGGATTGAAGAATCTAATGGAAAATTCTTTTTTATGGACGATAAATTCTGTTTTAAAACAGAAGATGACCTCATTAATTATATCTTATCATGAAAAAAGTAAAAATAATTCTTGAACAAAATGACAGCAAAACCATTAATAATTTCGCTATCATACGCGGAAAAGAAGACAGGGGGCAAACTATTATTGAAATAGGATCTCCAATATTTTTGAGATATTGGGTCCTTCTTTTACTTGATGTAGTATCAGATAATAAAGATATTTCAACTTTTAAATCACTAACGTACAATAATAATTATAAATATACCCCTAACCAGGCCGCAATGGATTTCTATTTATTAGCACAATAAACATTTATTCAATATATAATAATAATATTATGAATGTATTAACACAAATTATAATCATACCCATTTTAGTCTGTTTTTTATTTTTTATACTCAGGAAAGCGAAGAAGATAAAAGAAAACAATGACCGTGTATTCAATGATTATATAAATAAATGCATTATTATAATGCTCTTATTATTGTCGAATACAGTAAGATCACAAGATGTAATGATCGGATGTTATGCCGGTACTGCAAAGTTTATTACAAATATTCAAATAAATGACTTAGTAGGGATAGGTCCGGTGTTTTCACACGGTAATGCGAATATTACTGACGTGTCAATGAAAATAACCCAGGTTGGGGCTATTATGTCATTCGCCCCTTATCCTGAATATGGGAAGATAATGTTAGGTTCATCATACATAAAATATGATTGCACTGAGGACAACAACCTGTTTTTTTCTCCTGAAAAGCTTAGGAATTTCTCTGTCGATATAGGGGCTATGGTTTATATCGATAAGTCAGATATATGCTCTTTTTACATATCTAACGACTGGTCAAATTGGATATTGACTTTAGGTGTTGGGATAAACATCATTAATTTGTATAAATTCATTTATAAATAAAATTATTATTATGAAATTATCAGATTTAAGAATGGATGACATTTTTGTCTTTAAGGGTGAATCTTTAAGTAGAGATTTTATGTATAAGGAAAAGATTGGCAATAAGTATTATTATACTTATAGGTCAGGATTAGCAATTTACGAAATTGATATTAATAAAGAGGTAAAATTGATTGATTCGCCTCGTTCTAAAAGATGGTATAACATGTTAATTAAAAAATTATGGTGGTAATATTCAAATGCAATGAGTTTGTTTTATATAAACGATGTGCTGGTATATGTGATACCAATATATACCGTATTGATAGTTCTTCTGATGAAGACATGCCATTTAATTGCCCCGTTTATTATCCTGTAGTGTGGGAGGGCAGACAATATAAAGAGATAGAGAAATTTGATTGCAGAGTAGTCAAATTAAGTTACGAACTTAACGGCTGCGGTGATTATATGACAGTAATACCAATAAGCCCTAAAAAATATAGAGAAGAAGAACATCAAACAAAAGCAGCCGTGGTAATAAGCGAAAAAGCGGGGTGGACTTTGTTCCGCATATATAGTGATTGGGGGCAATGCTATGAAATGAACATACACAATAGCCTTACAAAAGAGATTGAAGCAGCAAAAAAAGCAGCAAAAGAACAAGGGCTGCTCTTTAATGGGGCATAACTTTAATTAAACGTTTCATAATAAATAATTGATAAGCCCATCTTCTGAGAACGCAGGATCAACCAATAGCCCATTCAAATATCTGTAATAGAGGCGGTCGTTCGAAATAGATCATTTTTAGGTGGGCTTTTTAAACTTAAATTAACTAGCGATGGAAACAATAACAGTAAATTGGGATGTAAACATAACAAGCGGAAATGAAACTATAACACTTGAAGAACTTGAATGCGAAACAATGAAGTGAAACAGCAATATGAAATCTACCGAAAGATTAAACAGGAGATATGTTTTTGTAAATAATAACATGAATTTATTGCTTAAGTTAGATAAGCATAAAAATTGGAATGAATTTGCAAAACATCAATATATACCTGTCATATCTGAAAAAGCACGTAAATATATTGGATATTCATGTAAAACTAATAATGTAGATATTTGCTGGACATTATACAGGCTGGCAAAAGAATTGCACCAGGAAAATATAAAATATCAATTATATAATATTTAAAAATAAGAATTATGGCAAGTGTTGAAAATTTAACAGAACAAAACGTAGGTGAATTGCAAAAAGTATTTGAAGATATGAAGCAAGGAAACCCATATTTAAGGTATAAGTTTTATAACCAAGACGAAAAAACCGAACCAGATGCACCTGATATGCAAAGCAGGATAAGTGCGCTGGAAGAAAAGATTGATACTTTAACGAGAAAGATTGATTTAATATTTGGTGAATTTGTATTAATAAATGGCCGGTTTGTTAAGGTATAAGAACCGTGCGAAAATTAACCACCTCCGTTGATTCGAAGCACGAAACTAAGTAAAAGAAAAATAGGGAGGGAATTTTTTAAAACATATAAAATGGAAGAAGCTAAAAAACAACTTACAGATTTACTGTGGAAATATGCTGATAAAGTACATAGTGCAGGTTCGTGTGGTGAGCTTGGTGATTCATTTCAGGCATTAGATTCAGATGTTTTTTCTGATGTCGCAGATGAAATACTACAAGACTTTGAACCAAAAAAATGTATGCCTGATAATATTAATACGAAAGAAGAACACGAAGAATATTTGAAAGCGATTGGTTATGAAAAGTATGTAAAAGATTTGGAACACCATAAAGACACAACCATTGGATTGTATGCATTCGATAAAAAATTAGACAAAGTTTTTGAATGGATGCCAGATGTTAATGGATGTAAAACTAGCGTAGAAGCGTATTTAGTTGAACAAATTGAATACCTAAAGTCAATTGTATTTCAAATCAAATAGTTTTGAAAAAACTAAAGTGAGATGGGGTTTTTCTTTTACGGCTTAACCCACTAACCTTGATTAAATGAACGAATGTAGCACTTTCAGCTAAAACGTAAATAATATACGATCTATGGAAGTAAATAGTAAAAAATTTGATGAGCTTTACAAAGAGTGGAGCGGAGAACACCACACGACAAATAGCAACAAGAAAGTGCATGATAGTGCTTAATGTACAGACTTTGCAGAATATTGCCTTAAATGGGCTGTGAGCAAGGGAGAAATTTATCTATTCGATTATCACGTAGTAAAAACAGAGTAATAACTTCCACGATTTGCGATCGTGGGCAAAATGTAAAATTATGATACCAACAAGAGAAAAAAACCCAAATGGTCTGCATCAAAGGTATGTCGTTTCAAAAACAAACGGTAATCCAGTTGATGAAAGTGCTGAATATTTTGTACTTAGAGTTGATAAAAACGGGAAAGACCCAAAGCATGTAGCTGCTTGTAGAAAAGCAGTATTGAAGTATGCGGAGGAAATTGCAGATCATTTACCTGAATTATCAAAAGACCTAATTAAAAGGTATAGTGGCTAAGTAAAATGTTGATATGAGCTACAGCGCATTATTTATATTATATGTTGTAGCATCGTTTTAATGTGCTATAACTCATAAATATCAACAATACTAATAAAATAAATACTTACAATTGAAACACAAATAAAATTAAAAATATCGATGGAAAATATACCTAAAAAGATTTACTTGCAAATAGGCGATGCAGATGTAACAATTGACAAAGAAATAAATGACTTTAATGATTTGTTTAAAGGTGCAATCACATGGGCTGATGAACGCATAAACGACAATGATATTGAATACGAGCTCAGGCAAGACGCTAATTCGGATAATGGAAAATTAAGTATACCTGATGTTAGCAACTGGGTGGCGTGTGATGAGCGATTGCCTGAAAATTTACAAACAGTATGGTTAGCAAATAAAGAAAAACAATGGGTATGCCTAGGATGCTTAGTAGATACGAATGAGGGTTATCATTGGGCAGAAAGCAATGGTGTTATTTACGTGGATGAAGGTAAAATAATTAGTGAATGTGAAAGCGATGATTTAGACGTTACACATTGGTGTGCGCTGCCAGATCCACCTTGTTGTTAACGATGGCAATAAGAATAGTTGGCTCATCCGAGTTTGCACAGACTTTGATAGAGAACAAATAAAAACAAAAATAGCGATGGATTTTAAAGAAAGCGATTTGATATTACTTAGAGTGCCAAACGAACCAGAGTATGAGGGAAGGCAAAGGCATTATAATATTTGGGTTAGAGTTTTATTTAAAGATGATAGTAGCTCTAATGGAAAAATTGAGCGTTGCCCATCCTTTGCCTGTGGGGGATATTATGCAAACAAAAAGGGTGATACGGTACAGTTTGAAAACACAAAAGTATTAGAAGTATTTAACGAAAATGACGGAAATCAGTGGTGCTATTCAGATGATGTTACAAGGTGTAATTGTCCTGGATTATGTAGGAATAAATAGCAGATTGTCATTTTAAATATATTCCAGAAGTTAAAAAAGTAATTGAATATGAAGACGAAGGATGTAATGTATTACATGTTATTTACAAAGACGATAGATATGATATATTTGAAATGTCATGGGGGATTGAATCAACTTTTTTCGACGGTAAAAATGACGGGTTTACATTTACGTTAAATGATACTTATGCATGTCATAACGTTGGGACAATATATCAAAAACTTTTTAAATGGCATTTTGATGTATTTGGGCTTATAGAAAAAGGGCTTGCAATTAATATTAATACTCTATAAATATAAAAAAAACTATGAACAAAGAACATAACTTAAATAACGCAGATAACCAACAATTAAATATATCTGGTGTTATGCCTCGTTTTTGCTTTATTTGTGGGAATAAATTAATGGAAGTTGGATTAGGTTGGTTACAGTGTGAAAGTGAACAATGTGGAGAAGTATATTTCCCATTCATTGACAAAAATAATAACCAATGCCTAATGCACCAACGAACTCCGTTTTCTCCTATTAATTAATATATAATATTAACTTGTAAAGATAAAATGTATGATAGCACAAAATAAAATAATCGGAATTTTCGGACACGGTGGTAATCATTCTTCAGCAATAAAAAGCCGGTAAACAGGGAAAAATAATGTTCGATTCTGAAGCTATGTTCAATGGGTATTTTAATAATAATTTTAAAAAGCAATAATCATGAGCCAATTTGATGATCAATTAAAACCAAAAGTTAAACAGGAAATCGTAACCGAGGTACAACAGGAATACAAACTCCTGGGATCAATAAGATTGATACCCGGTTTAAAACTATATAAATTGAATACCCTTACTCTTGAATATAGAGAAGTAACAGTTCAGAAAAAGGTGGTTATCGGACTTGATGGAAACGTTCACACCAAAAAGCGGGTAAATGCTGAACAGAATTGTATATATTTCCAAGCCCTCAACATTAAGAATGCAAAGAAGCATGCCATGAGGGAATTGGAAAAATTAATCAAACACAATCTTGAACTTAAATTCAAAAAAAATGTATAACAGAGGTGATAAAATATCAGCTTTCTTTTATTCCCCTATCTTTGGGCATAACATTTGGGCTAATGGGACAATATTAGGACCAGCGGAAATATTTGTAACTGATATAATTAGGGATGTTTACCAGGTACAATTAGATAATGGGCATATAATAAATAAAATATCAGCTGATTGTATTGATTTGCCAATGCATGAAGAACTTTAAAATAATGTTTACCGATTCCGAAATATTACTCATGAGCTATCAAAAATACAGGGATAAAACCGGTAAGAAAGCTCAAAGGCTTAAGGAGCGAATTGAACAGTTTAAAGCCTTTGAAAAGATTGTTCAGGAATACGGCATAAACGACAATGAAATTCTTTAGTCTATGAACTGGGACGAATTAAAAGAATTAATCGGGCAAACTATAATCAAAAAAGAATCACCAGAAAAGTTAAAGGTTAAAATACTTGCAAAAGTATCAAACCTTATAAATGTTGATTTAAACTTTAACCAGTGGGAAATTTATAAAATGAAATTGGATAAGTACCCGAATTTAAACCCTTCTTGTTGGTACATTGAGCATATAAAGGAAGGGATTACTGGTAACTTGGCTGAATTAATTTATCTAATTGCTTGGTATGAAATTGAGGGGGGTATTAATAACCATCATAGAAAAGAATTGTTCAATAAATTAAATATATCAATAAATACCTGCATTGATGATATTGCAACTCGGTTTGAAAATAGTTTTTATTCCCTGGAAGATATGATCGAAGGAATAATATTAATGATTTATTCAAAAGGAAAACAAAACGATCAGGATATAATTCAAGCATTGATTGCTGTTGCGTATTTTAAGGGTTTAATAAATATTGACATAGAAAGTATTTTAATTGAATTAATACATTATAAACTTAATTGAAACAAATATGGAAGTAAATAGTAAAAAATTTGATGAGCTTTACAAAGAGTGGAGCGGAGAACACCACACGACAAATAGCAACAAGAAAGTGCATGATAGTGCTTAATGTACAGACTTTGCAGAATATTGCCTTAAATGGGCTGTGAGCAAGGGGATTATTATAGCAAGTAAAAAATGTATTAAACAAAAAAACAATAAAATGAAAATAGAAAACGCAGTTACATCAAAAACTATCGCAGAAGAAAGCGCAGAGAAATTCGATGAAAAATTAAATGATTTCTTAAAATCAGATATTACAATTGAACGTGCTTATTTTAATACAAGTATAATTTCTGTTCAAAAAAACGGATTAATGGACGAACCTGTTGAAGGAATAAAGACGTTATTTTCATGCCTTATATTTTATCAGGATAATTAAAAATTTTACAAAAGTTTTCCAAAAAAATAAAGTTTTCCAAAAATGAAACATCAATATTGATAATACTTTGATATACAAACAGTCATATTGACATGTAGGTTTTCCAAAAATATTTTTGTAGCTTTATTGTCAAATTATAAAGAGTTGAATTCACCATTAATTATCAATATAAAAAAAGCTCTCGATCACGAATATTTAAAACTTCATAAATTGGTGATTCAATTGCCAAGCAATAAAATTCATAGAACAAAATTATTGAAGTTAATATTTAATAGCATTGACAATAAAATAAACCTAAACAATAAAGCAAAAATAATACTTGAAATTACTTCCGGATGTTCAAGGAATACTTTTTACACTGCTTATTATAATCATTTTGAGGTGAACGATGATACAGTAGGAAAAAAATTGGCATCTGATGTGAATTCAATATCAAAGGCATTAAAGGAACCATTTTTGGTAAACATAATTGAAAAAGGGAGTGGAAGGGGAAGGTTTACATTTCAGGTCACTGGAAAATACATAAAAGATGTAGAAGTTAAAACAGAACCTGCAATAGATGTAGAAGAAGTCCTTAAACTTCGTGATGAAGAAATAAGCCGCCCATCATTGATAGAACCGAAAACAAGAAGGGAGAGGGAGCTTATTGCCCTTAAAGTATTAAAACTGTTTGCAACAGGTTATATGAGTATTTTGGAGGCATGTGAAAGGGTCGGAATTAAATATTTAGATTTTGGGGTTTGGGTTCACTCAGATCAGATAATACGAAAACATTATCTTGAGTCTATATTGGTCCGATCCTTCCTTGTTACTTCTAGAAATATAACAGAAGCACAAGATTATATAGGAATGCTATTTTCACAAGGGCACCGGGTTATCGAAAATAGTGATTATTCAAAACTTTATACTAAAGGGCATCCAGAAGGTGTCTGGATTGAAACGAAAAGGAGTATTCAAAAACAACAATTTAGTTTTACCGAGATTTCAACTTTAATCAGGGAAATAAAAGAAAGTGCCATCCCTAATTTATTAGTAAAGGATGAACTCGAGGGGTTCAGTGGAGAGGAACTGGCAGAATTTGCAAATAACATTCAAAAACGTCTCGAAGAGGCAAAAAAACGAAGAAAAGAAAATGAATAGAATTTTAAACAGGTGCGATGCCATCAGTTTTACTATTATATTACCTGGTACAATTGATGAAATTGATTGTAAAAGTTCAGATTATCTGGACATAAGAGAAGCCCTAAGAAAATTTTTTGATTTTCGGGATATAACCATTAAATTCTTGAAAAAAAACCAGGATGGGACTACCAGTTTCAGTGATGAGCCTCACTTCATTAATGACATTGCTCAGTTCAGGGTATACAGGGGAAGTAAATTCATTATTATGGGGGAATTACGAAAATGGAAATAAAAAAGTACAACATTATTTATGCTGATCCTGCTTGGTCATTTAAGAATAAAAATACGGGTGGTAGTTTAAAATCTGGTGCTGCAAATAAATATGATGTAATGTCATTTGGTGATATTTGTAATTTACCAGTAAAAAATATCACAGAGGATAATTGTGTATTGTTTATGTGGTGGGTAGCATCTATGCCATTGGAGGCTTTAAAGGTTATTGATTCTTGGGGATTTACGTTAAAAACAATGACAGGGTTTGTATGGGTCAAAAAAACAAAAAATTGGAAAAATTGGTTTGGTATGGGATTTTGGACAAGGCAAGTAACTGAAAATTGTTTAATTGCTATAAAAGGAAAACCTAAACGAATAAATGCAGGTATACGATCTTTAATTGAGGAAAATGAAGTAATACAAGCTGTAAATGAGCAACATTCTAAAAAACCAGATATATTTAGGGATAGGATAGTTGAACTTATAGGAGATATACCTAGATTAGAGATGTTTGCTAGAGATAAGTATACAGGATGGGATTCTTGGGGAAATGAAATTAATTCAGATATATGTTTAACATAAACAAGATAAGTTATGAGATTAGATGAAGCTAAATCTATAGCTCAAAAATATGTCAACATTTTGCATCCTTGGTGCAATAAAATAATGATTGGAGGATCAATTAGACGGCAAAAGACATGGGTAAAGGATATAGAGATAATTTGTGTCCCAAAACGTTTTTTTCCTGAAATAAAAGATTTATTCGGAGAAATTCATAAAGAACCTGAACGTCCCATTAAAGAATTCTGTGATTTTGTAAATACCTTGGAAGCTGTAAAAGGGAACCCGGCTGTAAAATATACACAAAGGGTACTCCCTGAAGGTATTAAACTTGATTTGTTCATGGCTGAAATGGATAACTTTGGTTTAATTTCTATGATCAGGACTGGTTCAGCTAATTACTCCAAGGAGGTAATGGTTCAGCTTCTTAAACGTGGATTCAAGTCCGATGAAGGAAGATTGATAAACACACAAACGGGTGAAATTGTGCCTGTTGAAACCGAAAAGGATTTTTATAACATTACCGGGATCAGATATGTAAAACCCCAGGACAGAATTTAATTGTTAAAAATTATAGTTATGAAACTAAGATTAAAAGAGATGTTAAGCGAATCAAGTAATATAAGCCATAAAAGGGTGATATCGCTTTTGTCATTTATCGTATTGTTTATATTGGTTGTGGCTTCCCTTTGGGGATTGCAAATAAATGATAAGATTCTGTATGTTTTCGCTAGTTTAACCGGCGGACAAAGTTTACTTTCAGTGGTTGAGAAATTTAAGAATGAAAAACGAAACTAAAGTCTGGTTTAAAACTGGATCATTGAAAAACTCCCCCGGCACTATTTCAAGTTATGCCGGGGAGGGATATTATTGGGTTCGTCATTTCGAAAAGAGGACGATCCATTATTGTTTTATTTTGGATATAAAAGAAAATTAAATGAAAATTTAGAATGCTGAAAAAGGTATGCAAGTTTGCATCGCTGGTTCATGAGATGAGGGTAAAATAATAGATTTTAGAATGAGCAATTCAGGGCTAAATAGGGCGTATGCAATAGTTGAAACTGAAGATGGTTTACTGCATGATATACCTGTTGATAAACTAATTAAATTATAATTATGCTACTTAAAGGGATCGAGGATGTTGCCTTGGTTGAAAAGGTAAAACAAATGAGGCAGGAACTTTACCAAGTGGACCCGGTAAGCTGGATGGTGGAGCGATATGGTGAACCTGAAAAGTCGTTTTTATGGTCAAAATACAATGGTTATGAAAACCATGTTTGGGACGGTACTCCTGATCCTTTTTATAGAGCAATTAATGCCCTAGCAAATGGTAAAGATATAGGTATAGAGGCTGGGACAGGTTGTGGTAAAACTTACATAGCTGCCAGAATTGCCTATTGGTTCTTGGATGTTTTTCCAAATTCGGCTGTGATAACAACAGCACCAACCAAAGAGCAATTATTACAGGTTCTCTGGAAGGAAATAGGGATAGGTTATTCTGCTTTTAAAAGGCTTCGTCCGAACTCAATTCTTTTAACCGGTGATCTCAGGATCAACAAAAAGATGCACTACGATGATGAAAGCACCCAAATAATTTATTCGAATAGGATGGTAGGTAAAGTTGGAAGGAAACGTTCAGGGGAGGATTCAAGTGTCGCTTTTCAGGGTATCCATAATAAATACCAATTATTTATACTTGATGAGGCTGCCGGGCTTGAGATATCGGTTATCAATGCAATAAAAAACACCAATACGGATAAAAGCAATGGGGCAATTAATACAATTTTGGCACTCGGAAACCCTGATAGTCAATTAGATGCTTTACATGTATTTTGTGAAACAGAAAGTACCGAACATGTGATAGTTTCAGCATTAGATCATCCAAATGTCGTGGCAGGGGCAAGTATACCAGGTGCAGTTTCTAAGGAAAGCATCAAAATTAGGGCCGATGAATTCGGGGAGGAATCTTTTTTCTATAAATCAAGGGTCCGTGGGCAAGCCCCGGCAGAAAGTTCAGATTCATTGATTAAGATGGAATGGATCAAGAAATGCACCGTTTGGGATGAGTCGTTTTGGGGTGAAAAAAGAAAGCTATCAGAGATTGAGGATGTCAAGAGTAGGAATGCTCTCGGTATTGATGTTGCAAACTCCATAGATGGTGATAAGGCAGCACTCGCTTTCGGAAAGTCAAACATACTACAAGAACTATACGAATTTCAATGTCCTAACGCTTCACATCTTGCATATAATGTAATGCTGGATGATTTCGAGATTCGGAAAAGAGGATATGATGTTTTTCACGTCCCTAAGATTAAAGATTACGAAATAAAGCACTGGAATATTGGTGTAGATGTCGTTGGAGTTGGAGCTTCAACCATTAACACTTTTCATGATAACAAAATAAAGGCAATCGGGCTTCATGGTGGACAATTGGATGAAGCCATTAAACTTGACAAAGAAGGAAAACCCCTTTATCAGTTCTCATCCCTTCGGGCTCAGATGTATTTTTATCTAGCTATGGACTTGCGAGATTGCGAAATAATTTTAAATATTGATAAAAATAAGCTAAGAAGGCTCGCAAAGGAGCTAACAATAATTAAGTACTCAATCAAAGGGGGAAAAATCAAGGTTGAGGATAAAGAAGAAATAAAGAAAAGGCTTGGTGGTAAATCCCCGAACCTTGCTGATGTCGTTGCATACTGGAATTTTGTAAGAAAAAATTATTATATACCCACAAGGCATTTGCCTTTTAAATAATTATTTATGCAAAAAACTTTTGATAATTATAAAACATTTCATAACTTAGTATCGTAAAAGATAATATAAGCAACAATTTAAAGCCAAAAAAGATGGAAATAGAGATAAATGGTATTAAGTACCAAAAAATTGAAAAATAACCATGCAAAAACTCAAAGACAATGAACAAATTGCTAATGATGTCTACAATGTTTGGTGGCTTATATGGCTTAGGTGGGAAAACAAGGAAAACAAGGAAAAGACCTAATGTAGTATTAGAGAAAGAATACGAATTGATACAGCAAAAAAAATCTAAGTTATCAAGAAACGATAGGGATTATGTTATTTATCAATTTGAACGCCAATACAAACAGATAGATTAATATTAATGCTAATAGTTATGAATGAATCAAGAAAATGTACTGAATGCACTAACTGTATTCCTACAAACAAGCAAAAAACACTCGGATATTGCAAGTACAATTGCCAGTATCTATTATCTAAAATGGATAGTTCTATTATTTTTTCATGTAAAGGGTTTAAAAAGCTATTGTCATGACATCTTAATCTTATGTACAGGTTGCTTTATAATCATGATGTTATTGATTATGAATGCTGAAGAAAAAAAAGAAGATTAAACATGCCAGGGGATGGTTAGCCCGTATCTCTCCGGAGTGCGGGCTTTTATAGGTAGAAACACATAAAAATTATTGATTATGTTCTTAGATGAAACATTCAGGGAAGAAATAATACGTCTATGCAAGGAAAACAGCGCTTGCAAGCCAGAATTCAAGAAATTGGTCTCTGCTGAAACCGAGGAAGATTTTTGCAATGTATTGAAAGATAATTTTCACTGGTGCGTAGAAAACAATGTTGTTACAGAATCTATCGTAACAAAGTACAAGGAAATTTTCAACTGTAATTCTATCTATGGCAATGAAAATGTAGAAGACGGGTACTTAATAGTAACCGGCAATTCGGAAGTATATGCATATAGCAATTCGGAAGTACATGCCCGAGGCAATTCGGTAGTATATGCATATGACAATTCGAAAGTATATACACGAGGCAATTCGAAAGTATATGCTTATGGCAATTCTGAAGTAATTGCCCGAGACAATTCGGTAGTAATTGCCCGAGGCAATTCGAAAGTATATGCATATGGCAATTCGGAAGTACATGCATATGACAATTCGGAAGTACATGCATATGACAATTCGGAAGTAATAGATTATAGATAGCCAGGGGATGGTTTAGCCCGTATCTCTACGGAGTGCGGGATTTTGGCAGTAGAAATATAAATTTAGTTTAACATTCAAAAAATTATGAAAATAAAACTCCCATCAGGTAGAAAAGCTATTGTAAAAAAAATAAAGATGGTAAATTTAATAAATAGCGAATTAGAAATGAATTTTGCAATAAATGAATCAATTAAAATAGATAATGAAATTATGAGCATCGTGGATCATCCCAATGACAATCCATTAATAATGATTCCCGAAAAATGGCCAAAAACGGGCCCAATTAACCAAATAAAACAACATGATTACATATATCTCGGCGATAAACTTACCGATCCAGAACTGAAAGGAAAGGAGTGTTCAGCAGTCAGGCGCAAGGATGGAAAATGTATCAGAAGCAATATGGCAACCATGCTCGTGGACTTCGGGGATTGTAAGTGTGTGGTTCTTGCTCGGAGGTTAAGGAAAATTAAACCATAATATCATGAAAACGAAAAGATTTATTGACAGCGACTATTACGAAAACAAAAAAATGTCAAATGAATTATTTCGGTTCATTTTGATTGGATTTATTGTCATTTTATTGATGTTATTTGCAATTAAATATGCAAATATCATAGATAAATTAATTCAATCAATTAAATGATATCTTGGTGTTACACCGGTTTATTTGGATTTCTTATAGCAGATGCCATTATTTACACGAGGTACTGGACGGATGTGACTGGAAGCCAATATGGAAATGGAAAACGCATATATCTTGCTTTTATAAGTATATTGCTTGGTTATTTTGCTTTTACTGTACATATGTTTATAATTATTTTATGGATAAGCAGAAAATATTAGACGAAATAGAAACCCTCAAGTATTTAGATGCAACTAATTGGAATTATATTAGCATCGAGGAGCAAAACTTGAAAAGTAAAGCTATTGTTCTACAAAGCAAACTAAATAAGGCACCATATGATAGAAAATTAATTGACAGTTTTATTAAAGCAAAAAAAGAATGGTCAATAATTAATGATGTTGTAAAGGCTTACGTCCGTCTCAGGCATCTGCGCATTGAACTTGCAAAATTAGAGGGATTTGATATCCTTAAGTTGAATCAAGATTTAACAATTCCAGGATATAATCTTGCAACAAATAAGAAATTAAAGAACAACGGGCAATACAATTTATTTTAATATGGAATTATACAGAATCACAGCATGATATCGATAAAATAAAGCGGTTGATTAAGGAAGAAAACAAAAATGAAATAAAAAAAATATGTCGCATGTTTCTTCCGGAGTATAATCTCAAAATTGTTGCAAAACTTGATCCTTGGGAAAGGAGTTCATGGATGAATATTGTTGGGTATAATTAAAATAATTAAAAAAACTTTTGATAATAATGAAACATTTTATATCTTAGCTACGTAAAACATTACAAAAGCAACAATTTAAAAGCTAATAAGATGAGAACATTAGAATCAAAACAGATTGAAGGAACAATTTCTGAGAATATCAGATATTTTCAAGTAGACGGAAATACGGTAAAAGCTGTATTTTTGAATGTACAACAGGCACGAGAATATGCAAACAAATTTTTCGACTTTAATAATGGAGTTGGATGCAAACATACTCAAAAAGGATTTGCATATTTTACATGGGACTATAAATCGGATTACATTGAAGGGCATAGCACTTATCATAGTATATCAACTATAATAGATATATTTGAAAACGGTAAATTTTAAGATTATGGCAAATATTTATGAACCTAAAGGAAGGGCAAGGGAGTATTCTCCTCTTGCCCTTAATTATATAAAAGGATGTGATCACGGATGTTTATATTGTTACGTTCCTACAATGATGAAAAGATTCAATTCTAAATATGTACATAAGAATGTATATTCAATTGTTGATTATGATTCTATAAGAAAGACTGCAAAAAAAAATGAAGGGATTGACAAACAGATATTACTTTCATTTACGACAGACCCTTACTCCAAACAAATAATCAATCAAACACGTGAAGTATTGAACATATTAAATGAATATAATCATAAAGTCGCGATCTTGTCAAAAGGCGGGAAAAGGATATTACGTGATATTGATATTTTTAAAAAATTTGGAGAGAGAATAAAAATAGGGGCTTCATTGACTTTTGATAATAAAAAAGATTCTAAAAAATGGGAATATGGGGCAGCTATTCCAGATGATAGAATTGAAACGTTAAAAATATTATTTGAACATAATATAAAGACTTGGGTTAGTTTTGAACCGACAATAATTCCTGAACAGACACTAAATTTGATAAGTAAAGTTTCAGGATTTGTAGATCATATTAAAATAGGAAAAGTAAATGGATACAATAATATTGATAAGAAAATAGATTGGACTAAATTTCTTGATGATGCTGTAAACTTGTGCAGAAAATTAAATATAAGATTTTATATTAAGGAGGATTTACGAAAATTTAACAATGGGACTGTTTTATTTCCGAATGAAATCGATATGGATCATTTTAATTTATAGCAATGAAAAAAGAGATTAAAATTTATAACAAATCGAACCTACCGACAGCTGATTTTGAAATATTTGAGGACTTACAGGAGGATTTTAAGATCATGGATTTGGACCGGCTTATGTTGCTGAAGAAGGCAATTGTAGAAAGGGGTTTTAAATACAGTTTTAAGGCATGGAAGGATATGGACGGGAAACTGTGGATCATAGATGCCCATCGCAGGAAGCAAGCCCTTAAAATGCTCCAGTCCGATGGGTATTACATTGCCCCGATCCCTTATGAACTTATCCATGCCGAAACAAAGAAAGAAGCCATCGAAGAGATTGCCTTTGTGAACTCACAGTACTCGGATATAAACCCAGATACAGAACTGTTCAAAAAGTATGAAATTAACTTGGAAGATCTGCCTATTTCAATGAAGGAGTTTAATATCAGTTTTGGGGACAGTGCAGATGAAAATGTAATAGATGATGGATTTATAAATCCTGATAAAATCAAAACAGATATTAAATATGGAGACATGTTTAAAATAGGTAATCATTTTCTATTATGTGGTGATGCTACAAAAAAAGAAGATTGTGAAAAATTAATGCAAGGACTTAAAGCAGATATGATTTTCACCGATCCACCTTATGATTTAGAGGATGATTATTCACATAATATATTTGATATGGCGAAAGAAGACTGTCATATATTTATAATGAATTCAGATAAAATTTTAATTAAAAACGTAAATAATGGGATTCAATGGTTTCGTAAATTTTTCGCTGTTGATTTTAGACAAGCAAGATTAATAAGTAATAATCAACCGATGACAAGAGTAGATTTAATTGCTGAATTTTGTAAAGGGAAAACAAAATTCAATAATCTTCGTGATGGTTTTTCAACCCTTATAGAATGTGCGAAGATTCATAATGATAATGAATCTATAAATTTCGGACATAAACAAGCAAAAAAGATAGATCTTCCAGCTAATTTTATAAAGCATTATTCAAATGAAAACGAAATAATTATAGATTTATTTGGTGGTTCTGGTTCTACAATGGCCGCATGTGAACAATTGAATAGAAATTGTTATATAATGGAATTTGAACCAGAAAATTGTCAAATTATAATTGATAGAATGAAAAAATGTTATAATGTAGATTGTATTAAACTATAATTTAACAATCAAATTTAAACATCGCCCCGGTAAAAAGCCGGGGTTTTTTTTTGCTTTCATTTTCATAACTTTAGAAAAAAGATATCATGACATTAACAGATATTTTAGGAAAATTATCGTTTTTAAAGAAGGGTAAGTCAGAAGGATCGTTTGTTGATAAAAAAACAAAACGTGCGCTTCCGCCTACGACAGGTAGGAGTTCAGTCCCACCAATGTTCAATACATTTGGGCCAAGCCAGAAATTAGTTGAGGTAATGCCAGATTTTGCTGTAGAATGGTACACAACCCTTGAGAACCTGGCAGCTTATAATCATGATGTTGGTTTTGCGCTTGATAATATTGTCCAACTTGCGAATACAGATCATGATATAATATTTTCAGAGGATATATCTGATGAATTAAAAAAGCAAATTTTAAGGGAAATTTATGATGAAGAAGATAAATGGTATAACTTCTCTGAGGGAATACGTTCATTTAAATCAGACATAATAGCACAGGGAGTAATAAATGGAGCTATAAGTATTGAAATTATCCCCGACATTGTTCGAAAAACGATTTATCAGGTTGTAAGAATCCCACCTAAATACATACGGTTTGTTTATGACAGATCACAAGATAAATATTCTTCTTATCAAATTGTTAATTATCCGCACACAAAAGATACAGATTTTAATGGTTTGGTAAAACTTAACCCATTAACTTATAAATATGTAGCATGGAGGAGATTATTTGAAGGGCCATACCCTACACCTCCATTTCTTGCTGCTGTTGAAGGTTTGTTCATTCAGAAGGATATGCTCAAGAATTTTTCAAATATAATGAACAAACTCGGTATGCTTGGTTTCCTTTCTGTTAAAGTTGAGCCACCTGAACAGGAAGCCGGTGAAGATGAAACCGCTTATTTTCAAAGATGTGTTACTTATTTGGAAGATGTCGTTTATCCGCAATTAAACAAAAACCTATCCAATGGGGTGGTCGCTGGTTTCAAAGATTCTCATGAATTTGAACTACAGGGTAATAAAATGAATGTATCTGGGGCTTCTGATCTAATGAAAATTGTAGAGTTAATTGTTTTCTCAGGATTAAAACAAGACCCTAATATGCTCGGACGAAATTACTCAACCACTGAAACTTTCGGGCGGGTTATCCTTGCCAAAATGTTAAACCAGATAAAGGACTGGCAGAAAATGTCTGATTCTATATTTAAGGAAATTTATAAAATGTTCCTTCTTGTCCGGGGTTACGATCCTAATATAATTACAGATGTAATTAGTGAACCTCCAACTGTTATGGATAAAACAAAGGAAGAAGAAGCTGAAAACAAGAAAATCCTCAACGTCAAAGAAAAACGAAACATGGGTATTATCAATCAACAGGATGCTGCTAATGAATTAGGTTATGAAGAGCCAGCAGAAGAAGATTGGCAAATTTTAAACCCAATGAACGATCCAAATAATGGAAAAAGCGATCCGGATTCATCAAAAAGCGATCCAAAATCACCCGAAAACGAACCGAAAAGTGATAATGAGGTAAGAAATGAGATCAAAGCGTTGGAAGTGGCATTAAAAAAACACGTTCCAGAGTTCCAGTATGAAACCCATGAATGTCATGGAGTCCATACCACAGATTTTGTTACCCCATCAGATTTCAATGATAGGGAAATGAACAAACTGGTTAATAAATACTTCAATGATACGGTTCAGAATTATAGAAGGGCAATTGTTAAAGTTTCCAAGATAGTGGCTAACCTTTTTAAAAATTATGGTGAGGCAACCGGCATCGATCGCATCAAAGAGGATGTTTACCTCGCTATTTTAAGAAATTGGGAGGATCAATTCATTGCCAAACAAAACACCACGTCAGCAGATAATATTGAAAAGATTTATTCTTACTTCAGAAAGGATAAAAAGGTTTTCGGAAACAAAACCCATTTTTCAAAACAAGCTGGACAATTCGCTGAAGGGGATCCGATCCCTGAAGCTACATTCGATCTATTAGATTTTAGGACTATTGATTATTTATCGGATAGCGATTCGCTTTATTTGGGTAAATTCATAACCGATGAATCAACAAAGAAAAAAATCGAAAAGTATCTGGAAGAAAAATACATCGCCGGTGATCTTCCCCTTGGAAATGATCCTAAGGTTTTAAATAAGTTCCAGAATGAATTCGAAAAAGTTTTGAACCTTGAGACTTGGAAAATTCGCCGGGTTATCGATACGACTGTTAATAACGCCAGAAATGATGCCAATGTAATGTACATGAATCAAGCGAACATTGAAAAATATGAGATTATTGAGATTGTTGATCAACTGACATGTGACTGGTGCGCTTATATGAACGGAATGGAATTTTCAATTAACAATGCAGTTTCAAAAATACAGAACAAGGTAGATGTCGGCCCTGAAAATGTAAGTTTGATTTCACCTTTTGCGACTTCCATTCCTATCGAAGATTTTAAGAAATTAAGTGATGCGGAAATACAAGGAAAGAACATCACAACCCCAAGTTATCATCCATCGTGCCGGGGAAGAACTGTGGCGGTGATTTAAATTCGTATATTTATAACAAATGATTAAATTATAATTTAAACTTTTCGGAAAATGTCAAACAAAAACAAACGTGTATCAAGCCTTACAATAATAGGGAACGGTTCGTTTTTCTATACTCCGGATGCAAATAATAAAGAGGTATTAAAACAAATGCGATCCCAATTTGGGCTGTTTGGCGGAGACAATTACAGGCAGAATTTGGTCAATCCGAATTTGCAAGATGCGATCCCAAAGGAGGAGGATTTTCTGCCTTTTTGGTTCAGGCATATTTCAGCGACAATTGTGGGTGGATATACTTGGAAAGCTACCGAGTTCCCAGAAAAGGTTTTGAAAAAATCTACTCCATTGCTTAAACTTAAGCCTGTTTTTGTTAATCATGATCTGCAAGTTTCAAATATTGTTGCCGGTATTGGTGAGACAAAGTGGACTCCCGGCTTTAAATCATCTGATGGGATACAAGTTCCTCCTGGAATCGATGCCCCTATTTGGGTGGATGGAAGGTTGCACCCCGATATTTGTAGAAAGCTTGCTGCATACCCGGTGCCTCACATTCAATCCGTTTCTGTTACCGTAACCTATGAATGGGAACCTTCCCATGTTTTTGAAGATAGGGAAGGGAACGAGGATTCTTGGTTGTTTGAAAATAGGATCGGGCAAGTGGTTAACAACGAAATGGTACGTAGGGTTGCAACCGAGATCGTGGAGTATTATGAAACTTCACTGGTATGGTCTGGTGCCGATCCTTTCGCTAAGATTCTGAACCAGAAAGGTGAGCCGATTAACATTGAAAAGTCTGCAATTATTGGCATGCAGAAATTTTCAGACGATCCCCTGACTGATCTTTACAAAGAGCAAAGTCGTTACTTTGTGAACGATTCTTGTTTTTCAATTGTAAAAAAGATAGATTTACAAAGAGAGGTAATTGGAAAAATAATAAAAACGGAAAATTTCACTAAAACCCCTCAACAAAAAAAAACAAATTCAAATAATTCAAACATGGACGAATTAACTATTTTTATCGCTCAACTTTTAAGTGTTAAGCCAGAAGAGGTAACTACTGAACTCCTTAAAGAGTATTCATTGGTTAAAACCACCGATCATAATTCTCTTTTGAATTTGCAAAAAATGGTCGGAGATGCAACTTCGTATACTACACTGAAAACTGAAAAGGAAGAAGCAGAAAATGCTGTAAATACATTAACTGCTGAAAAGGAAACATTAACTGCTGAAAAAACACAAAACGAACCCCTGGTTGCTTTTGCTAAGGAAAAATTAAAAGCATCAAAGGATGAAGCTTTACGTCTTTTGAAATTAAGCAATCCTGATGAAGATCCAGATGAATCAGTTGTAGCTTTAGTAAATAGGGCAGAAACTGAACAGGATTTCAAAACATTGAACGGTTTAATTGTTCAATATGGTGGAAAAGCCCTAGAAACATTCGAAGGAAGATGTTCAGAATGTGGATCAGAAAAGATTACTTTTAGATCAAGCAAGCAAACAGATACAGATCCAAGTGGTGACGTGTTTGAATATCCGAATTTATCGGAAACTTTTCGAAAATAATTAGTTGTATAACTTTTAAAAATCAATAAAATGAGTACAGGAACTATTCAGAATGCTGCACCTTTAATCATAACGGATATGAAGAGCGATGTTTTACAGCTCGGATTCACAAATGATTCTGGTGAAACATTGACCCCAGGACAAGAGGTGACCCTAAAAACAGATGGGACTATCGATATTAGGGACGCTGGTTCAGATATCCCTCTTGGTATAGTAATAATAGGTGGCGCAGATGGAGAACGTGTCACGATAAGGACATATTTTACAGCAGTCATAAAAGGTAAAATAGTTGATACTGGAATAAATGCCGGACAATTGGTCGTACCAAACGGAAACAAAAATTCAACAACAAATATCCCTGAATTTGTTGCAGGTACATCAAGTGATTATGCTGTTGGAATTGCATTAAATGCTGCGGCTGAAGATGGAGCCATAACAATTGGAATCCTTGATGGAATAGTGGCAGGAAATGATCATGCCTATGCATCCCAGGAGCTTGCCGCTTATGTCAATGATGATGAAAGTGCAGCCTATACTGGGACTGAAGAAATGTATGTTTATTTACAAAATATTGCTACTGCTACTACAACAAATGGAATTGCACAGGAAGATATATCGGCCAGTGGGGCAACCTGGGAAGGTGGTACAATAGCACAACCGGATGTGCCAAGAAATGTCGTTTTGACGGTGACCGATGGTGATACTTCCATAACTGCAGGGACAATTACCGTTACAGGGCTTGATCAGGGAGGTATTGAAGTATCCGAAGTATTTGATGTAACCGATGGATTGGTACAAACAGGTGATGTGGTATTTGCAAAAATAACCGCCGTTGCCGGTGCTGATTTTGCTGGAAATGGTGCTGGTGATACTGTTGATATGGGTTACGGTGTAAAAATAGGTTTACCAAACGGTAAAAAAGGAGGACTTTCTGTAACCAAATTAGTGGCAAATGGGACCGAACAAGCGACTTCAGTTACTGTCGATACTACGAATGGATCATATACATCTTCAACTGCCCCTGATGGAAGTAATGATTATGAAATCTGGTACGAGGTAAACAGTTCCTATTTAACGAATCTGAATGCCTTAAGAACGGCTTATGAAAACCTTGAGGCACATGTGTCTGACATTGCTGCAAAACTTGTTACAGCAGGAATATTATCAACCCCGTAACCCCATATTTTAAATATTAAAAATGACTAAAAATGAAGAAAGTAACAGTTGAAGAATTTCAAAAACTGAGAGTTCATAACCAGAATGTTATGGCGAAAACTTCCGGCACACTGGATAAAAAAGACGTGCGGGATATGTATGAACGCTCAATGGACGCTTTTGTTAATCAGATAGTCCAGACTAGGATGGGGAGGTTACAGGACACATATGGCAGGAATATTGCCCCTTATGATGTTTCAATGGATGAAGCCCTGAAAGTTTTTTATGGGGTTGATATGTTTACCTATATGAAACAGATGGATATACACATGGGGACTGATACCCTTGCCTCTGCTGCTAAAAGGTTCGGAAATGATAACCTGACAAACTTTGGTTTAACCGGGTTGCTGGTTAAGCATTCAGAATTTGACGGTTTGAATAGTACGGGCGATATAAACACAGCCCATAGGTTTATTATACCTGAATTAATCATGTCGGCTATCCGTACCGATTATGAACATAGTTCAATGTATACTAATTGGATCGCAACTGAGCAGAATATTACTGGGATGAAAATAACTATGCCATTGATTTTACGTGGTGCCGCTACTCCAAGGAAGATCAGGCAAGGTGAAAGTATACCTTTTGGTACTGTTCGATTCGGGCAAAAAGAAGCAACTGTTTATAAAATTGGTATTGGTTTCAAAATCACTGATGAACTTGTTGAACAAAGTTCGTTAAATATGTTGTTTAACTTTTTGGGAGAAGTTGGAACAGATATGTCAATAGGCGCAGATGTTGAAGCAATTAATACCCTTATAAATGGTGAGCAATCTGATGCTTCAGAAAGCGCGCCTGTTATAGGTGTAGGATCAACGGTTACAGGATTCACATATAAGGACTTGAAACGCATTGTCGCACGTATGGAGCGTCTAAAGAGAAACGTGACACGTGCTATAACTGGCGAAGATGATGGACTTGATATTGCATTGCTTGAGCAATTTAAAGGTTTTGCAGGTGATACAAAACTTGGCAACATAAATGGTATTATGGCAAAAGTTTTAAGCCTAGCTAACGATATATGGGTCATGCCTTCTAATCAAGTTATGCTCCTTGATCCTACAAAAGCAATGGCGAAACTTAAGTACCGTGGAATGAAAACTGAAACCAGGAGAAACCCACAAAACCAGGAAGAAGAATTGTTTGTTTCTGATCATATTGGTTTTGCTATACTCAGAAGGGATGCGCGTGTTATACTTGATAAATCTGTTGCTTATAATTCAACTGCTGGAGAAACAGGCGGGTTTCCAACGTATATGGATGTTGATTCACGTATCGATAACGCATTCAAAAACTTACAAGGTAGTTAATTATGGGAGAAATATATATCAAACTAAAAGACAAGACTTCCACATATTGGCTCGCTGAGCAGGGTGTAAGCCTTATTGGAGAAATTCCTAAGAGAGTAGAAAAAACTGCTTTTGTTTCAAAGCTCCTGAAAAATGGTGTGGCAGAAACTGTATCAGATGAATTTGCTAAAAAATATCTTCTTTCTGATGAAGAAAAAATAAAAGCGTTTCAATATAAAGAAGATGAGCTTAAATTTAAGGATCAAATTGAAGCCATAGACAATAAAATAAAATCTGGTGAATTAATACTTGCAAAACAATTAATTGAAAAGGCTAAAATTGATTTGATGTCTTTTGGGCCTCAATTTATCGATGAAAACGGACATTTATTGACTGATGTTAAAATAAAATTAAAAGATAAAAAAGATTTAGTTGATAAAGAATTGGGTGAAATTGAACATATAAAATCATTGATTGAAGGAGCTATTCAGGCAAAGATCATAGTACTTAATTCAAATGGTTATTCAATTGATGGTAAAGTCGTGGCGGAGACTGAGGATTCTATGATTGGATACCTTTTAAAATCCAAGAAAAACAGAATAGAAATCGAAACAAAAGTCAATGATTATGTGAAGCATACAGAAGCAGGTACCAGTAAAGGCAATAGCGAAACAAAAAATCCTGCGAGGGGTAAAAAATAACATTTCATTAATAATTAAAAAAAGCCTACAGGACACCTTGTGGGCTTTTTTTGTAAAAATTTAAATTTATGGCACTTCAAAGCGTAGAAGAATTAGTAAAGGAGCGACTGGCTTTTGTCCCGGCTACCGGTTGGGAAACTAAAATAGAAAGCTATAAACTCCAGATGTATTATTTCCTTCAGAAGTATCTCAATATTGCCGATGCCGATGTAGAAGTGGATGAAACTTACACCGGGCTTAATCGCATGCTCGTGAAAGAACTAGTGGTATATAATATGATTGTTGAAAAGGCAATTACTACCACCGGGGGAAGCTCATCCTCATCTGCGCCAGGAGAAGGTTCAAAAAGGATTAAAAAAGCAAAAGCGGACGTGGTAGAGGCTGAGTTCGATTATGCAAAAGCAAGCGATGGAACATCCATTGCCTTGGAGGCTGAAAAGTTAATCCCTGAACTGAAAAAAAACATTTGCTCTTATTCCAGGACCCTTGGATTCGGGTTGCCTGAGTTTTGTCCTGATAAGAAATTATTAAAACCAGCTTTTATAAGCTTTGTACCTGAATAATTATGGCTAAATTTTTAACAGATCAAGACTTTGCGGACATACGATCCGCAATTAACGATACAATTGAAACATTCGCACAGCTGCAAGTTACATACAAAAAAAATCAAAAACGGACACGTTCCCGTTTCAATAGAGAATTAACCGATAATCAGGTTTTTGATGATTTTACACTTAACGTACTTCAGGTTTGGGAGAAAAATGAAAAGGGGATGTCACAGGTTGACAAAAAAGGGAAGTGGGATTTTTCCGAGGGTTATCTGCTCACCGGATTCGATTCGATTGAAACACTGAACCTGGTTGATGGAAACGGTAACCTAACAATGGATCAAAATGTTGATAAATTGTTAATAAGAGGAATAGAATATGAGGTAATGGGGATTATTACCTTAGGACAATTAAAGGATAAAGATTGTCTGGTTAAAATCCAGTTTAAAAAGTTGCTTAAAAATGAGTAAAAATATACATAGATTTGGTGATTGGGATAAAGCATCTAAGCTTGCACAGAATTTGCATAAAGAAATAAATGATGCGAATAGAATAGCTTTACAAAAAGTAGGTTTAAAAACAGAAAGAGAAGTTGTTAAATATATCCAAAGTCAACCATCTGATTGGCCTTCTCTGGATGAAAATTATCTCAAAAGAAAGGAAAGGCAGGGGGATAGCAATTTGATGCTTCGAAAGTCTGGTACTTATATAAATTCAATCAGGAGTTCAGTGATAGCCCCATTAAGTAAAGTGTTTGTTGGTGTTAAAAAAGAAGCTGTCAGTGATGATGGTGAAGTTTTGGCTAACATAGGCAAAACATTGGAGTATGGAAGCGAGAAAATGAATATACCACCAAGACCACATTTCGGGCCTGTAAAAAAAAATATGTTAAAAAAAATTCGCGAAGAAGGTCTTTTTACTAAATATTTGAATGAAGCATTAAAACGTAAATACGGTTTAAAATGAAATTGACTTTAAAACAAATTGAAAATGGTATTTCTGAGGCGATAAGGCTTCGGATTGTCGCAGCTGGATATATTCCTGATGTAACTGATTATGCAACAAATGAACTGTACCAAGCCGCTAGGGACACAATAAAAAATTCAGGTAAAGAGATAATAGAGTGTTTTATTGGGGGAAGTTACAAGAGCAATGAAGATGTAAAAAATAATGACATAATAATAAGTAGAAGTGATAAGTCCCCTGCAAAAACAGGGACAATACCAACATTGCAATATGAAAAAGTAGAAGGGGTTCCTGAATACACAAAAAAGAAAACTACAGAAGGGTTTTTCGATCTGACTTATAAAGTTACATATATATGCTATAATGAAAATTATGCGGATATTATTGAAACTATTATACATGAAGCACTTGGTGTAAGGAGGATATTAAATGCACTGAATGATGATGCAACTGTGGCTGGCACATTCAGGTTTGAATATAAAAATTTTGTTGATTTGAGTTCAAAAGATTTTATTGAAAGGGCTTATTATTTTAAATCAACTAATATCGATTTATTTGGGGATGAAATATTCGACAATGTTCCAGAAATGAGTGACTTTAATTTTGATCCAGTACCATCTGATAATGAAACAATACAAGACGTAGATAATTTCATTGAAAACTAAAAAAATGTATCTTTACAAAAAGAGTATTTTTTAAACATTAAAAAAATGGAAAATGGCACAAGAATTATCAGGAGCACCCGGTGTGAAATTATCGGTTACCGACCTCTCAATAATCATAGCTAACTCCTTAAAAGGAATTAACTGTGTCCAATTGGTCACAAAAAGAGGAGAACCTGGAAAACAATATTTAATTGGGAACTGGAACGAGTTTAAACGGAAACTTGGTGGATTAATAACAGGTGTTGATGATCCTCTTATTGCGAAAGCCGCACTCGATGGTGGGGCAGTCTTAAGGGTAACAAGGGCATTCCATTATACCGATATTGACGATCTTGATACGGTTGATGGCAACAAGGCTACTGGATCAATAGCAGGAACTGTTACCGAAACGCTTGCAGTTGGTAGTTTCGATGTTTTAGGGGGTTCAGAAAGTGCTGGGGTTAACCGGGTAACTTCAATTACTGTGAATGGGGTTGAAATTTTGTATACAGCGGTTGATTTCGATACCGATAACGCCACAACTGCAATAGCGATTGCTTCCCGGATTACCAGTTACAACTCAACCCCTGAATATACAGGTGCTGCGGTTGGCAATAAAATAAACATTACAGCAGTTGCAGGTTCTGGAGCAACTCCTAATGGTTTTGTGGTTGTGGTCACAACTGAAGGCGATGTGGTCGTGGGAAATGAAACAAACATGGCTGGTGGTGTAACTGCTGGAGCCGTAAGTTTGCAAATGATCGCTGAGGCTGTTGGTTCAGGTTACAATGGTGCTAAAATTACAACTTCAGCAGCTAAATCAGGCATCACAACCAATGTGGATTTAAAGGTTGAGCTTCCTGATTCCGATTTGGTTATTGAATTATTTGACATTGATAAAACTGATGCATCAGCTACAGCCGTAACCGCTTTAAATAGCCGTTTGAAAGGTAAAGAAGCAGGGGTTCGTGTTTCAGCAATCAATGGTTCGATCCCTATTGGTTCAATTTCATTAACCGGTGGATCTCAGACAGTTGCTTCAATAGTAACAGCCGATTTTAATGGTTCATCAATTTCAAAAGCTGGATGGCATGCTTTTGATGATGTTACTGATTCAATGAGGGTTTGGAACTTCAACAAAGCAATCCCAGAAGTTGACATATATCTTGCCAATTACGTGGCAACCAGACAAGACATGAGGGCACATTTAAGGACCCAGGCTGGTTTAACTGCTACGGGAGTTTATGATTATAGAATGGGTACCGGTACTTTCTCACATCAACCAATTGATACATTATATGCTTCGATGTGGTACACTGATGCAGAAATAACAGATCCTGATAATCCTGAAATAAAGGATAAGGATATTACTGCAATAGGGCATTATTGTGGGGCAAGGGCAAGGATGGATCGCAAGCTTGGGGAATGGTTCTCAGCGGCAGGAGATTTCGGAGGAAAACTTACCGGTATAAACAGGATGAAGTTGAATTTCGGATCACCTGGTAATAAAGCTTCATTTGATAATGTTTATGAGGCAGGTGTTAATTCTATTATTGAACATCCAACTTTTAAGATCACCGCTTGGGGAAACCGTTCATGTTTGCTGAATAAAACTAAACTTACCAGTAAGGATAACATCGCCGACATGATTGTATTCATTTCGAGGGTGGTTAAAGGAATTGCTGAAGCAATGAGTTTCCGTCCGAATGATTTTATCATGTTCAACCTGTTATACAGGAGCGTTCGTCCATTTATTACTGACACTTTGGTTGCTAACCGTGCAATTCAGGGAGATAAAACACCAACTGCTGGAGAAGGAAAGTGGTGGCACTGGCTTGGTGATCAATTTGCCACTACCCCTGAAGAATTGAGTTTTAATACCCAATCTGACATCGATGTTGGAAAATATAGGGTTCGTTTTGCTTTTAAACCGATTGCTTCGAACGAATACATCGCCATCGATATTGCCCCGGCTGATTCGGCAACTATTTTGAATGTTCAAATATTAAATCAAATTTAAAATATAAGTCATGGCTGTAAACAATCCAGTAAAAAATTATGATTTTGCCCTTGAGATTGACGGGGTAAACCAAGCATACCTACAAGGTGTAACAAAACCTACTGTGGAGTTGACCGAACATAAACAAGGTACTGCTGGCAATAACCCGGATGTTAAAACACCCGGAAAGAAGAAAGTTGGCGATCTGGTATGTGAACAAGTAGTACCAGCAGAAACTGGCGATCCAGAAATTTGGGCATGGCTCGAAACTGGTAGGACAGGATTAAGGCCAGCATACACTAAAATCGGGTATCTGGTTGAACATAATGGAGTAGGTACCCCTGTTCAGCGTTGGTTCTTAAAAAATATATGGGTGAAGAAAATTGAAGATTCTGGGCATGATACCAGGGAGGACAATTCAGCCGACATGATGAGGACTGTAACATTCAGCGTTGAGGATTTTATTCCTGCATAATTAACATTTTTATTAATACTTTAATATTAACATCATGAGTGAAAAATTAGGCATTGAGAACTTAAAAAAAGCTTGTATCACCCTTATAAATACTGGTGAAAAATTTGATCAGGCTTTGGAAGACGGCAAAGTAACTGGAATGGAAGCATTAACCATTACCGTTTCATCTGCATCCGGGTTTATTGGAATCGCCAAAAAAGGTAAGGCCATTCTGGCTGAGTTTAAAGATTTGGACGATGATGAACGTACTGAGTTGTTGAATTATGTCGCTTTAGAGCTAGACTTAAGAAGTGATTATATCGAAAAGAAAATCGAAGCCGGTTTTAATGTTGCCATTGCTGTTGGGGAATTTTTGGAAATCAAAAAAGAAGATTTCGAAGTTCAGGAGTCAAAAGACTCCGATAATACTAAAAATTAGCTTCTTAAGTTCGTTGTTTGTGGTGAAACAACTCTCTTGGTGTGATCCCTGCCTTTATAGGTAGGGATTCTTTTTTTATAAAAAACATAAAAACTTTTGATAATTGTGAAACATTTATTATCTTAGATGTGTAAAAGAAAATATAAGCAACAATAAAAAATTAGCGAAATGGAAACATACGAAACATTCAGGGAAGAAATAGTCAATCTATGCAAGGAAAACAGTGCTGAAAAATCAGAATTTAAGAAATTGGTCTCTGCTGAAACCGAGGAAGGTTTTTGCAATGTATTGAAAGATAATTTTAACTGGTGCACAGAAAACAACGTTGTTACAGAGCATACTGTAACAAAGTACAAAGAAATTTTCAACCGTAATTCTATCTATGACAATTCGAAAGTATATACACGATACAATTCGAAAGTATATGTTATAGGCAATTCGAAAGTATTTGCCCGAGGCAATTCGGTAGTATTTGCTACAGGCAATTCGAAAGTATATACACGAGGCAATTCGAAAGTATATGCTTATGGCAATTCGGAAGTACATGCCCGAGGCAATTCGGTAGTATATGCATATGACAATTCGAAAGTATATACACGAGGCAATTCGAAAGTATATGCTTATGGCAATTCTGAAGTAATTGCCCGAGACAATTC